GCACAGACTGCATGGCGAAACCTTGTGCAAGGGGTATTAATATGGCTTCAACTACCTTTAACGGTCCAGTGACATCCACAAATGGCTTTGTCGGGGACATCCAAGTTCCAGCATACACAGTTGCAACTGCACCATCAGCTTCAGATGCTGGCGCTGGTACACTTGTTTACGTTTCAGACGGTGCTGCTGGTTCAGCAATCCTAGCGTTCTCTGACGGAACTGATTGGAAGCGTTCAGATACAGGCGCAACCATCGCGGCATCATAGGTGACGCATGAGTAGGTTCAAAGCACCAAGCGCAGAAGAGCTTGCACGTCGCGGTATCGGCGTTGAAAAAGTTCGTGCGCGTAACGATGATGGTACGCTCAAAGCAGATGACCCTTCCACACCTGATGTAAATGAGGCATGGGAAGAAAAGCCTGTAAAAAAGAAGCGTGGCCGTCCACCAAAGAAAAAGGATAGCTAATGTCTAATTCAGACGTAAAAGCCAAACGCCTTACAGGAACTGGTGGGGCGTCTGTTGGCCGCGCTAGACTTCGTCAGATACAGGTTCTTACTGGTGCTGGCGCTGGGCGCTTGACATTAACTGATGGAAATGGCGGTTCAACGATTTTGGATCTCGACTTTCTAGCGTCAGACTCTCACTCTGTGAACATCCCAGACAACGGTCTTTTGTTCACAAGTGATATTCACGTTGGAACGGCGACCAATGTCACTGCCATGACAATCTTCTATAGCTAGGAGCAAAGATGGCTCAGATATCTTCAATTAGTAGAGTTGGAACTACTGAGCCATTCGAGCTACAAGTTTCGCGTGGCCAAATACCTTGGCACACGTCGTTGTTCAAATATGGCTACAACAGCAATATCATCAACGTAGAAGAAACCATCTGGGATGTTGGGGGGCTATATGCCTACCCCAGCAGTGCCGTCGCTATGACTGCAACAAGCGCAAGTGGGGCAACCGACTCTGGCGTGACTGGCATCATCTTCGGCCTAGACGCAGATTACAACGAAGTCTCAGAGACATTTACACTAGACGGATCTGGGGCATACACAACCACGCAGACATTCTTGCGTGTGTTTAGAGCTTACATAACTGGATCTTCTGCACCAGCAGGGAACATCACAATCGCCAACGGTGGCACAACATACGCGCAAATCACTGCTGGTGAAAACCAGACGCTGATGGCCGTATATACTGTGCCAGCAGGGAAAAGCCTGTATATCAATCAAGGCATAGCTACTCACGGAACAGGCACTTCTGGTGGCGTATTTATGACTGTGCGTTTTTTAGTACGCAACGAAGGAGAAGTCTTTCGGACAGCCGTGAAGATCGATGTTGCTGAAAGCGAGATCCTTTATCCTTTCGCCCAGCCCCTCAAGATACCAGAAAAGTCTGATGTCGAGGTCAGGGCGATTTGTAATAAAAACCAAGCAAACGCCATATCAGCGTCGTTTGATGGTATAATTGTTGAGGAGTCTATCTAATGGCTACTTCAGGAACAGTGGCGTTTCGACCAAATGTTGAAGAGATTATTACTGAAGCATTTGAACGCTGCAATATAGATCCGCAAACCCAGACAGGCGATAGGGCTGTATCAGCGCGTCGTAGCCTCAACCTACTCTTCTCTGAGTGGGCAAACAGGGGGATCAACTACTGGGCGGTCCAAGAGCAAACACTGCCTCTGGTGAGCGGCACAGCGTCTTACACACTTGCAGCAGGGACGATAGACATCATCAGCGCAGTCATCCGCGACAGTGGATCTGGCACAAACTCTGATCAGATCGTCAATCGCATATCTATATCGGATTACAACGAGCTTCCAAACAAAAGCTCACAAGGCAAGCCAAGCCAGTACATGCTAGACAAGCAAGACACGCCTGTCGCTTACTTTTGGCAAGTGCCAGACTCATCAAACTACAGCATGGTCTACTGGGCAATTCGACAGCTTGAAGATGTCACAGCGTCAAACCAAGACGCAGACATCCCATATCGCTGGAACGAATGTATCTGCGCTGGGTTGGCAAGCAAGTTATCAATGAAGTTCGCACCTGAGAAGTTTTCGATGCTAAACGAGATGTACGAAAGAGCATTTAACTTTGCAGCAGCATCAGACAACGACGGTGTCTCTCTGAGGGTTCAGCCGACAGCGCTGAATTTATATTAATGGGCAAATACGCAAGAGGTAAAAGATCCCTAGCTCTAAGCGATAGAGGCGGTTTAAGAGTCAAATACACTGACCTTAAAACCACTTGGGATGGCTTGCGTGTATCTCCAGAAGACTGGGAGCCAAAGCACCCACAGCTTACCCCAGCAAAAAATGTTGTCGATGCCACAGCGCTCTTCAACCCACGTCCAGACAATGACCCAGAAAATGTCACGTTTTTTGTTGGCTACAACTACGACATTTTCCTAGATCCACGTCAGCGCCCACCTGTTGGTGTGCCGGGCAAAGGATCTATTGGAGCAATACCAAGATCATCGCTTGAATACGAAATAACTGTAACTGGCGTGGCTGGGACAGGCGCTGTTAATGACATCGCGGCGATTGGTACAAATTCTGGATCTGTAGCTGCCACAGGCGCATTGGGTGATTACACACCTGAGTCTGAAACAGATCCAACTGAAGTAACTGGTGTAGCTGGTGACGGTGACACAGGAACAGCAGTTCCAAACATTGTGATTGATGTAGACATCACAAACGGTGTGGCTGGTACTGGTGCGATTGGTGATGCTGATACGGCTGTTGCTGTTGTTGGTTTAGGACGCTTTGCTTACACAGGTGCATCCACATTAGAAACTGAAGCCAAACCAACTGGCGTAGCTGGCACAGGCGCAGTTCAAGCACTTGGCAATGACTCACCAATTGCTCTGATCGAAGAAACAGGTGTAGCTGGTACAGGTGCAGTTCATGTCATTGGTGAATCTGGGAACAGTGAGTTCCGCGTCAATGTAACAGGCGTTGCTGGATTGGCTGCTGTGGGCAACACAGGTGAAGAAACAGCAGTGTCTGAGATTATCGAAACAGGTCTTGCTGCTACAGGTGCTGTTGGAGATGGAAATGCTGAACAAGTTGCTGTAGGGTTTGGTAACGACTCTTGGGGTAACGGAACTTGGGGTTACGGTACATGAATTACACACAGCTAGTAGCTAACATTCAAAACTTCTTGGAAGATGATAGCGCAGAGTTGTCAGCCTCTATCGATCAGATCATAGCACAGGCTGAAGAGATGATCTATCAGCGCCTACCAAACTTGCCGTGTTTTAGAAAGACGACTTCAGCAAGCCTTGTGCAAGGCACAGCAGATTACGTTGTCCCAGATGCGCGAATGATCAGACAGGTTTCTGTCATTACCTCTGGATCTGCATCATATCTCAATCACAGAATAGACTCATACCTTCGTGACTACTGGCCAAACTCTACAACAGAAGGTGTGCCAGAGATGTATGCGACTAAAACAGCAGCTACTGGTGGCACGACAATTACACTGGCCCCTACCCCAGACGCCACGACATCAACTTATCAAGTTGACTACATCGCCCCAGAAACAGGTTTAAGTTCAGGTAACGCAAATACTTGGATTGGAGATAACGCAGAAAATGTGTTATTAGCAGCGTGTCTCTATGAAGCATCAGCCTTCCTCAAAGCTGGAGAAACACTATCGCTTTATAAGACACAGTTTGACGAAGCAGTGCAATTATTTGTACAAGAAATGCAGCGAGACTATGCTGCTGAATATAACGGAGGCTTATAATGGCTATTACTCAAGCGATGTGTACCAGCTTCAAAGAAGCTCTTTTAAATAAAGAGATGGATCTTGGATCTGGTGGCGACACAATCAAAATCGCGCTCTACACTTCTAGTGCAACATTGGGCGCATCAACAACTGCATACAGCACAACAAACGAAATCACCAATACGTCTGGAACGGCTTACACGGCTGGTGGCTTGGCTCTTACTACCCAAGTTGTAGATACAGATGGCACAACAGCGTATTTTGATGCAGATGATCCTGAGTGGACATCAGCTTCTTTCACAACGGCTGGTGCTTTGATTTACAATGATACAGTCTATCAAGCAGACAACACTAAAGGCGCAATTGCAGTCTTGAATTTTGGCGGCGACTTTACAGTGACATCAGGTACGTTTCGAATTGTGTTCCCAGATCCGGGTTCAACTGCTATTGTTCGTATCGATTAATATAAGGAAAAAACAGTATGGCTAGTACCTTTGACAATGACCTTCGCCTCGAAGAAATGGCCACTGGCGAGAACGCTGGCTCTTGGGGTACGAAGACTAATACTAACCTTGAATTGATAGCAGATGCTTTCGGCTATGGCACATTCACGATTGCAGATGCTGATACGACACTTACGATGCCAGATGGTTCAGATACAGACAACGCTCTGCGTTCTTTGTATCTCAAGATAAGCTCTAGTGCAGATCTCACCACAACTAGAACACTTACTCTTGCGCCAAACTCAGTCAGCAAGCTGTGGTACATTGAAAACAACACAAGCGGTGGCCAGACAATCACAATCAGTCAGGGATCTGGCGCAAACATTAGCATCCTAAATGGCCAAGCAAAGTTGATTGCGACTGATGGCGCTGGCGCTGGAGCGGCTGTGATTGATGTCACACAGGATTTGGCAATCCCAGACTTGTTTATTGACGACGATCTATCGCTGCAATCTGATGGTGCAATCATTAACTTTGGTGCAGATGCTGATGTAAACCTAACGCATGTTGCTGACACAGGTTTGCGTCTTAACGATGCAATGGCTCTACAATTCCGTGACAGTGCGTTGTCAATAAGCTCAAGTGCAGATGGTCAGCTTGATATTGATGCGGATACTGAAGTTGAGATTGTTGCGCCTACTGTTGATATTGATGCGTCTACAGCAATGACAATTGATACAGCAACACTTACCGTAACTGGGAATACTGTTTTAGATGGCGACCTAACCGTGGACACCGACACCCTGTACGTCGATAGCGCGAATGATCGGGTTGGTGTTGGAACTGCATCACCTCAATATTTGGGTCATTTTGTTGATGGTGACGTTGCCATTGTTGATACAGACACCACCAATAACGCGGAAAAACAATCCTTGTTATTTGGCGGGGCAGCAGGAGAATCCGCTGGTCTTGCAGCAATCACAGGGTATCGCGGGTCAAACGCCACCTTTGGTGACCTTATAATAAAAACAGCAAATGCTGGTACGTTAACAGAAGCCATGCGCATTGACTCGTCGCAGCGGGTTTTGATTGGGCATGATTCTTCCGTTGCGCAGGATCGTGCTTTGCAGATTGTTGGTGGAACATTTGATACATCTTCTGCGGAATTTGTTCGTTATAGCAACGACACTGGCAGTAGTATTTTGAATCTTACTAAATCAAGAAGCTCTACAGTCGGGACGGCAGGGACGATTGTCCAGAATAACGACATCCTTGGTGATATTATATTTACTGGGGATGACGGAACAGACCTAAACTCACAAGGTGCAACTATTACTGCGCAAGTGGACGGCACTCCGGGTGCTAACGACATGCCGGGTCGTCTTGTTTTCTCTACAACCGCCGATGGTGCATCCTCCCCAACCGAGCGTATGCGGATTACGAAGGACGGAAATATCGGAATTGGTGCTGTCTCACCTAGCTCAACCTTTAGAACAAGTATTTATGGAGATGGTTCAAGCATCATTGGCGGTGTGGAATTTAGAAACGCTGCGGCTGGTGGGGCTACCTTTACGATAGGTCACGCAAGCGCAACCTCACCTTCTGCCACTTTAAATGTAACTACTGCTGCTAATTTAACTTTTAAAACTGACGACACAGAAGCCTTGCGCATCGACTCGTCACAGCGGGTTTTGATTGGGAATGACAGTTCAGTAGCGGTTAACAGTTTTGAAAACAAACTACAAGTTACTCATAGTGGATACGCCACAGCCTCTTTGACAGTTTATAGAAATGGGTCAGACGGTGCTGGGTTGAACTTCGCTCACTCGCGGAGCGGCACAGTTGGAACAAACACAATCCTACAAGATGGTGATGCTTTTGGACATATATACTTCCTTGGCGCAGATGGTACAGACTTTGCTTCTCGCGGCGCGGCAATTATTTCGAGAGTAGACGGCACCCCCGGGTCTAACGACATGCCCGGACGATTAGAGTTTTATACAACCGCAGACGGCGCATCTGATGTTACCGAGCGTATGCGGATTACGAATGGTGGTCGAGTATTAATAGCTACAACGTCAACTGCAGAAACTTCGGCAGTCGCTCAAGTTGGTAGCGGTTCTCCCGGCCTTACTACGCTAGGAACAACGGTTAATGACAGTGTACACGCCCTTGGTCTTGTGTACGATGTTGTTAACAACGATGCACTAAACTTTTCTATGGAACGCTTTAGTAGCGGAAGTGACTGGACAACCGCAAATCATCGTATTCAAAGACGTGTTGACTCAACAGATATGGGTTACATTGAGTTTGGAAGTAACGCCTCTGCTAATATCCTCTTTGGTGAGGCAAATACAGAGTATGGTCGTGTTGATGGTTCAGGACACTTAAATTGGGGTATTGTAGACGCTTCTCCGTATGACAACACTGGTTCTGGCGGTATTGCGTTACGACAAGAAGGTATGATCTACAATGCTGCTGATGAATTGACACCCATAGTTACAAACAGAATAGGTGATGAGGGTGACATTGTACAGATTCGCACAGGCGGTGTTCGTAGAGGTGCTATCGCCATATTTAATAGTGACCCTCACATTATGGCTGCTAGTGACTATGGCTTAAAGCTATACGATCAGTCTGGCAATCATATTATTCACCCAACAAACACAACAGGTAACTCTTACAATGCTCAAGTAAATCTGGGCTATAGTGCAAGCCAATTTAAAGATGGTTATTTTTATGGTGGTTTGTACATTCACGGTGTGGACTCCAATTCTGAGGGCAGCACGTTTTGGACAATTCGTCGCCACAATGACGGTGGTGGGGGTGGTTTATACCCAACTCTCGTTTCTGGTAAAGCACAAATGGGAGAATTGTATGCGTTTGATGCTTCTAATGGTAATTGGTGTCATTATTCATTGAAGAAAGATGATGAGCTTACCGGCGTTGGAATACAACAAATTAGCGGCACTGGTTTAACAATTGTTGCGACAAACAGTGGTGGCACAATTCAGATGTCCAATACATCTGGTGATGTATACATAGTAGTGACTGTATATGGAGTGGAGGTATAAATTATGGCGGTAGTAACTGAAACATTTACGGCAGAAGACATAAACGCTGTAGCAAAAGAAAATAGACGTTTTGCTTATACACAAGAATCCGATCCACTATTTATGGAAGTACAAAGAGGTGATGCTACGATGGAAGAGTATCAAGCAAAAGTACAAGAAATAAAAGATCGTTTTCCCTATGTCACTGAAGATCAACAAAGGGAAGTGACTTACCCAGACCCTGTAGAACCTTCAGAAGATGAAGACATAATGTCAACATATGCGGCTAACCCGTAACCAGCACAGGAGAAATAAACAATGGCTGTTACACACACTTGGTCAGTAAGTGACCAACTTCAAACCAGAACACAGGATGGACTTGATGAAGTCGTATTCTCTGTTGTCTGGAGCCTATCGTCAGAAGAAACTGTAGACGGAACAACATACAGTATTTCATCTGCAAACCAAATCAGTTTGAACACTGATAACCTTGACCCTGCGACGTTCACTGCGTTTGCTGACCTGACAAAATCTCAGGTTGTTGGTTGGGCCAAGGCAACTATTGACGCCAATGCCGCTGAAGGCGAAGGTGTGACATGCGCCGAGTGGGAAGCAGGGCATAATCGCAATATTGCGAAGCAACAAAACCCGCCCACCGCCGTAGAAACCGCCCCTTGGGCAACATCGTAACTTAACTTAGGAGACTGACAATGGCTGAGAAAAAAACAACGCCTGTGATCATCGACGACAAAGAATACACTTTTGAAGACATGACTCCAGAGCAACAGGAAATGGTAGATCACGTTGCTGATTTAGACCGCAAGATTTCAAGTGGCTTGCGCAACATCAGACAAATGGAAGGTGGTCGCACTTATTGGATCGAAGAGTTAAAGAAATCTTTAGAAGGTACACCTGAAGAAGCTCAAGAGGTAGCGGCTGAGTAATGGAAGTAGATATGCTGTGGTCAGCGGTTCTTACCGCTGCGATGGGACTCATAGGTTGGATTCTTCGTAGTGCGTATGCTGAAGTGCAGCGTATCCAAATTCTGTTAAATAGAACGCGCGAAGAAATGGCGCGTGACTACATCACAAAAACCGAAGTGCATAGCGATATCAATCGTGTGCTGGATCGGTTAGATCGATTAGACGAAAAGCTAGATCGTCTAGTTGAGCGAAAATGATTTGTACTCTGGTCCTAGTTGCTTGGGGCCAGAGTTTCCAACTTGGCTTCTACAAAGCCTGTTTCTACGACTGTGGATCTAGGCGCTTCGGATATTATGATAGGGTCTACCGTGTGAGTCCCGACTACGTTTGTCCAGTGAGGTTGGAGTTGGCCTGATGGCGATTTTGGAAACCATTGCCGCTGCAAACGCAGCATATAGCGTCATCCGCACATGCATCCAGAATGGTCGTGAAGGTGCAGACCTTATGGCGTCTGTAGGAAAATTTCTCACAGCAGAAGAAGAATTAAAAGACGCTGTTCAAAAGAAAAAGAACAGCCCCATAACCGCTATTACAGGTGGATCTGAAGGCGACTGGGAAGAGTTCCAGCAACTCGAAAAGCTTAGAGAACAACGCAAAGAATTAGAGTCTTACATTCGCTTGTACGGAAGACCGGGCCAGTGGGACAGGTGGATTCAGTGGCAAGCTGAAGCACGAAAAGCACGGCAAGAAGCCAAAAAAGCAGCGGAAAAAAAACGTGCAGAACAAATTGAGCTTATACAAACTGTTACTGTTATTACTCTTGCTGCAACAGGTGTTGTTCTGGGTGTTTATTATCTAGGCGTTTATTTGGATCGCTGGTGATGTGGGTTTTAGTCTGGATACATCTATTAAATGGTAACATGGAGCATTATCAATTAGGCACATTCTCTACTGAAGATGCGTGTTATGCCGAAAAAAACAAAGCAAAAGTCCTCAGAAAAACCCAAAATTCGGGACTCTTTTGCCTCGTCGTTGAGGTCAAATAAGTTGGGACAATACGTTGTATATGACAAATTTGGAAAAGTGGTTATAATCACGCATCATAAGCGCATAGCAGAAAGGTATGCATATGACAGTAACGATGGAACGCTTTCTTGAATGGAAGATAATGCCTCGCCTAATGATGTTGGTTATGACGGTTATGTATATCCGTGTGATCGAATGGGGTATGTCGCTTGATGACTTGTCAACACAGCAAAGCGCAATGATCAGTGTTGTGTCTGGGGCAATGACTGGAACGATAGCCGTGTGGCTTGGGAGTGAGAAAAAATGATGACCTTACTAGGGAGCCTGTTGGGGTTTGGTACGTCGTTTCTGCCAGAGGTTTTGAACTACTTCAAAGCTGGGCAAGAACACAAACACAATCTTGAACGTATGCATCTTGAGATGGATCTGATGCAAAAACGCTCAGAGCTAAAGCTGCAAATTATGGACAAGCAAGCTGACATCAAAGAAGCAGAGGGACTATATCGACATGACAGCATCGACGCTGGTGGATTTGTTAATGCGCTCAGAGGTTCAGTCCGTCCTGTCATCACTTATGCTTTTTTTGGCCTTTTCGTGGCCATCAAAGTCGTGGCTGTAATGACCATGATGAATGAACAGGGCGCTGACTTGGCTGGCGCTTTGAATGTAATTTGGGATGACAACACGGCTGGCTTGTTTGCAGCTATCATGTCGTTCTGGTTTGGTAATCGTGCGGTTTCTAAGTATTACGGTAAGAAGTGATGGAAAACTTAAAAGTACCTATAGCGCTTGTCGCGGCAATGGCTGTCCAGCTTGCTGGGGGTGTGTGGTGGGTATCGCAACAAGCTGCAACTATCGCAAGCCTCGAAGAAACAGTTAGTCAGCTTGGATCTAAGATGGCTATCGAAGATAACGTCAATCTCAAGCGTGACGTTAAAGATGCGTTTATGGAAATACAGTATCTGTGGGATGAAACCGAAGAGATTTGGGAAGACCACGAACAACTTGCTTCTACTATAAAGGCTATTACCACATTGCAGCAGCGCGTGGCGTTGCTTGAAAACGAACTCAAATACATCAATCGTGACCATGAAGGTATGCTTGATATGAAGGGGAGTATGAAATGAGCAAGGCATTACGTCTACTTCAGGAAAAGTGTGGATGCACAGCAGATGGTGCATTTGGACCCAATACAGCGCGTGGCATCGCAAAATACTATGAGCTATCCCCAGTTCGTGGCGCACACTTGCTAGGCCAAGTTGTCCATGAATCTGGATCTTTCCGATACACTAAGGAAAACCTTAACTACTCTGTCGATGCCTTGATGAAGGTGTGGCCTAATCGATTCCCAGACGAAAAAACAGCAGAGCCGTTTTCACGAAACCCAAAGGCACTTGCTGAACAAGTCTACTTTGATGAGAATCGTGGCAAAAACTACAAGCTTGGCAACGACACTAAGGAAAAAGCCAGCCTGTACATTGGACGCGGATTTATCCAGTTGACTGGCTATAACAACGTCAAAGCCTTTGCATCAGATATGAAAGCACCAGAAGTGCTAACAGATCCAACAAAGCTTGAAGAAGATTACGCGATGGATACAGCGGTTTGGTTCTTCAACAAAAACAATCTCTGGAAAATTTGTGATGAAGGCGTTACAGATGATGTAATCAAGAAGCTTACAAAACGCATAAATGGTGGTTATACTGGACTTGATCATCGTATCAAAGAAACCAAAAAGATCCACGCATGGCTTGAGGGTTAAAGATGCCGCTACAACTCCTAAAATATGACCCCGGCATTGTTAAAGACATCACAGAGTATGCTGCTGGTAAAAACGGTCCATTTTGGGTGGATGCTAATCTAGTTCGTTTTCGCAATGGCTATCCAACTAAAATTGGTGGTTGGCAAAAAGAAGACATGACCAAGCTGGACCCCAGCGGAACGGTCACTCAAGATACTGTCTCACTGACAGGCATTGCACGGAAAGCTGTGTATTGGAGAGCGTTGTCAGATGGTGAAGACTATATGGCAATCGGCACTCACAACCACCTCTTCATCTTGTTGAATGGTGCGTTGTACGACATCACACCATTGCGCGATGAATCAGACACACAGACAACTACGACAGAGGCGTTGGATGCTGTCGAGACAGACATCGACGTAGCAAGCGTAGATGGCCTTATCAGCGCTGGTTTTATCAAGATTGATGACGAAATCATAGAGTACACTGGCATTAGCTCTCTGACGCTTACAGGCTGTACCAGAGGCACTAACGGCACAACTGCTGACACACACGCAGATGGCGCGACAGTAACTCAAGTTTTGATTAACCCACTGTCCACCACAAGCGGCAGCACAACGGTCACAGTTACAGACGTGGATCATGGCGCTGAGACAGGCGATTGGGTTAGAATCAGTGGCGCTGATGCAATCGGTGGCATCCCAGCAGATGAAATAAACGACTACTACGGATATCAGGTTACTGTCTTAACAGCTAACACATACACAATCGAACTACCCACAGCGGCTACATCGACGGTTCCAACTCCCCCAGCTACAGAAGGTGGCGGTGGCAATGGTATCGCAATCAAATATCTGATTGGTATTGATGAAGGATTAGGCGCACAAAGCTCTGACCCTGCGCTTGGTTGGGGCGTTGGTGGCTGGGGCGGCACTGCTGGCGGTCCGGGCTGGGGTAAAGCTCGAACAATTGATGAAGCCGACGTTGCCTTGGACAATAGCTCTTGGAACCTCAACCTCTGGGGCGAAGATTTAATTGCAACAGTGCGTAATGGTGCGATATACTATTGGGATACCTCTGGTGGTATCGGTAATCGCGCTGTTTTGGCATCATCACTTGCTGGCGCAGAAAGTGTTCCATCTGTCGCGCGTATCACCACTGTGTCTTTCCCAGATCGTCACTTTATTACTGCTGGCTGTCAGGCTTATGAAGCTGGTGGCGGTGGCGATGTTGATGACATGCTGGTGCGTTGGTCTACGCAAGAAGACTTCACAAAGTTTGCGCCAACTGCACTAAACACTTCTGGCGACCAGCGACTGCAAGTTGGTACAAAGATCGTGGCCATCGTCAATGCGCGTGAAGAAACCATCATATCCACTGACGAAGCCATCTACGGCATGACATTTGTGGGTGCGCCTTTCATCTTCTCATTCCGTCTACTGGCCACAGATGCTGGAGCGGCTGGTATAAACACAATGATCAGCATCGACGGCAACGTGTTCTGGATGGGTGAGCGTAACTTCTTCGCATACGATGGTATCGTCAAAGAGCTATCATGCCCAGTTAAGTATTACGTCTTTGATCGCATGATCAACCGCTACATGGACAAAGTGGTTGTTGGCCACAACAAGCAGTTCAAGGAAATCACTTGGTTCTACGTCAGCGAAGACAACGTCACAAACATCAATCCAGAGCCAGACAGCTACGTCACATATAACTATGTCGAGAATGCATGGTCGATTGGATCAATGGATAGAACCACATGGAACGACACATTCGGCGCTCGAACAGAGCCGTTTGCGTTTGACCCTGATGGGTTCCTTTACAATCACGAAACAGGCACAAGCGCAGATGGCGCGGCCATGAATGCATACATCGAAAGCTCACCGCGCGAACTAACTGCTGAAGGTGAAAACTTGTATTTGGTTGACAAGATCGTGCCAAACGTCACCATGTCAGCTAACACATCGATGGATCTGTACCTGAACACACGCAAATATCCATCTGCCCCTGAGACAGTCAAAGGTCCGTTTGCGATGACAAGCACAACTGAAAAGGTCAGTGTCCGTGCCAAGGGTCGTCAGGTTAGTGTGAAGTTCCAAACGACAGGAACACAGGATGATTGGTCACTGGGTGACTTTAGAATTAACACAAGAGCGGATAGTTTGCGATGACACAAAGAACAGGCCAAGGTCTTGCGACATTACGACTGCCTTCACCCCCTGAAGACTATAGTCAGGGATACATGGCACGTCTGACCAACACGCTCGAACTAGAAAAACAAGCCACATATTTCGCTGCATCTGTCGGTCTGACAAACGCAGTAGATCAGGCTGAAGCTACAGCGTGGTTCATGACGTAATGGCAAACAATTACAAAAACGCAAAAGTCGATCTGACAACCACAGACGCCACAACGCTCTACACTTGCCCAGCGGCGACGACGGCTATCGTTAAGTCAATCTTGGTGTCAGAAGACAGCGGAAATGCAGATAGTATTACGGTCACAATTACCGACTCAGACAGTAATGTGTTTAGCATCTTTAAAACTAAGGCAATATCTGCTAATGCTACAGATGAGCTTTTGACTAATCCTCTTGTTGTACAAGAGAACGAAATTATTAAGGTTACAGCGGCAGCGGCAGATCGGCTGCATGTTGTAGCGAGTTTACTGGAGGTAAGCTAATGCCTGTTGTTGTTGGTCCTGATGGGAACATAGTCAATACGTCAAACATTATTGGTTCGAGCTTGATACCTAACTTGGCCCCAAACATTGGGGCTTTGGCTAATGTAGGTGGCGCAATGATCGATGCGCCAGTAACCAACGAAGACGGCACAATCACGCTACCAACTATCGAACTAACATCTCGCGACCCCGGACTTGCATTGGGTGATATGCAAAAACTTTACGGCACAAAGTACATGCCGATGTTCCAGTTCATTGAAGCCCAGCAGACAGGCACGATGACCTATGACCCTGCTGAAGACTTGAACATGACATCTGAAGAGATGGATCAGCTTCGCCAAGAGTTCGAAGAAACATATAATATGACAGCAGACCAAGCGTTGATGCAAGCACAGATAGCTCGCGCTGGACAAAAGACGATGGGAGCGACTGCTGGGCAAGTAGCCAGTAAAGCGGCCCAAGCTATGGTTGGTGGAGCTGATCTTGGAGAAGGTGCTTTAGCTGGCTTAAATACTTTAAACCCATTCAAGGGAATGATGCCAAAAGCTCCACAAGCTTTATATGGTGTTGAAGGTAGCACAAGGCAATTTACAAACTTAGCAGACGCTAGTGCATATAAAAAACTATTCCCTGATGCAAAAATAACTGAATTACCACAAGCTGAAGCCCCCAAAGACTTTATGGCAGAAGGCTTAAAGGCTATGCAGGGTGATCCTGAAAAAATTGGGACAGGTTTTCAAGCTATCGGAAACCGTCTATATGGATCAGAAGCGGCTACAGCTAACTTTAAGGTTACAGCGGCTGGTGCTGGTATGGATTTTGTTACCCAAGTTGCTATGGGTGCAGATCCTATGGAAGCTGCAAAAGACGCTGGTAAAACGGCTGTTCTCTCATACGTCGCAAACGCAATCATCCCCGGCTCTGGTGCAATTGTCGGGTTCTTGTCTAAATTCTTCTAAAAGGAGCCTATCATGGCACGACAACCACAAATGAACCAAAGACCAGAAATGCCTGACATGCGTGGCGCAAGTATGCCACGCCAGCAAGGTCAAGCGCCTGATCAAGCCACGACTAATCGTGCAGCTCAAAACGTGATGCAGCCATCAGCAGAGTTGGCAGCAGTTTTGGTGTCTCGACTAGGCGCAATGTCAGACGAGCAACTAGCGCAGCTAGATCGTGCGATTACACCAGAAGCGGCAAAGGCACTGCTAATGCTACTTCCTGAACTTCGCGCTTTGATGCAAGCGATCTCACAAAGTGGACAAGCGCCACGTCAGCAACAGCAGCAATCTGGTCCACAGATGGGCGCACTAGGTGGTATGGGGTAATGCTGAGACTCGCAACAGTCGAGGATCTTTCTGAATTATATGTAATGCTGCATGTAATGCACTCTGAGACTGTTGACGAAGTTCCTTCCATCGACTCTGAAAAACTAACTGCTGCCATCAATAACGCAATCCACAAAGGCTTTGTGTTGATATACGAAATTGATGGAAAGATTGCTGGATCAATGGCTGGCCTAGATAGCTCAGACTGGTGGTCCACGGAAAAATATATAGCTGATCTCTGGTTTTTCGTCTACAAAGAGCATAGAGCATCAAGAGCGGCAATTAGTTTGGTCAAAAGCTTTATGAAGATCGCAAAAGATACAAATATGAAGGTAAAGCTGGGACACGTTTATTCTGGCGACCATGAACGAAAAGATAAGTTTTACAAGCGTCTTGGCTTAAACAAGGTCGGATCGCTCTACACGGAGGCTTAAATGGGCGGTTTTTGCACACCATCATACAGTGAGCTACCTGAATCAACAGAAGTTGTAGAAGGTACAGAAATCCCACAATGGGTTGCTGAAGCAGGGCGTAGAATTTTCACAGATGCATCAGGAATTGCTAGTTCGCCTTATCCAATTTATCAAGGCGAAAGAACAGCAACTTTTGATGGCAGCACTTTAACAGCAGATGAACGCGCTGGTATGGAAATACTGCGCTCTGGTGCTGAAAACTATCTACCCTATATGAACCGTGCCTCTGCCATTGCCAACACGCTAGGACAAGGATACGACTCTATGAGCCGTGCTGAGTTGCTGGGAGATCCATACAGTGGTGCAAGCCGTGCTTATCTGGAAGGTGACTTTCAAGGCTTGTCAGCAGATGAGCTTCTAGGACAATATCAGGGTGCAACACGCGACGAACTGCTTGGTCAGTATGAGGGCGCGACACGCGAGGATCTTCTTGGTCAGTACCAAGGTGCAACACGCGAAGAGTTGATTGGTCAAACTGGCGAAGAGCTTTTGGGTGGCCCCTTCTCAATGGACGCTGCACAAGAGTACATGGACATCTATCAACGGTCTATGGACCCAGCTATCCGTGAAATCGAAGAGCAGACAATTCAAGCGCAAAACCAAGCACGACAAGCAGCAGCGCGTAGTGGTGCATTTGGTGGATCTCGACTAGGCATCCTCGAAGGCACAGCGGCTGGTGAAGGATCAAGAGCGGCTGGAGATCTACGCGCACAGGCAGCGCGTGAAGGTCTGGGATTTGCAGCGCAACGCTTTGACACAGAACGCCAAGATCGTTTGGCACAAGCAGAGCGAGATCGTGCAGCACGATTTGGTGCGGAAGATGTCATGCGTGGCCAATTCATGGAAGATCGCCAAGCGCGTTTCGGAGCAGAGGATGTCATGCGAGATCGCTTCATGGCAGATCAGCAAGCGCGGTTTGGTGCAGAAGATGTTATGCGCGGTCAGTTCATGGAAGATCGCTCTGGTCGCTTCTCAGCAGAAGATATGCGCAGAGAGCAAGCAGAGGCAGATCGCGCTGCAAGATTCGGCGCAGAAGACATCATGTATGGTCGCTATGGTGATGAACGTGCGGCACGTTTTGGAGCAGAAGAGGCAAGACGCCAAGGCTTCGAGACAGACGAAGCAGCTCGTATTGCTCAGATGAACGCCTACCAAAACATGGGTGGCTTGGTCATGGATCTGCAAAACCGTGCAGCGGCTGGGCTTATTTCTTCTGGCGAGGCGCAGCGTATCTTGGATCAACGTGCGCTCGACTTGGCATACGCAGATTACTTAGATCAAAAGCAGTATCCAATGGAAATGGTCAACTTCGCACTTGGTGCATTGTCTGGTACACCATACAGCACAAGAAGCCGTAGCTATGAAGTGGGAACTAGCATGGCAGCAAACCCATCAGTTTACGCGCAGCTTCTCAGCGGTCTGGGCGCAGGGTACAGCGCCTATAAGATGGCAAACGATTAAGGGGTAGATCATGGCAGCAAAAACACGCCTTGGAGCCACAGGAAGCAGCGTAAACGACATGGGTAACATGGGTGCTTTGACCCCCATCTTAGGTCAGTTGGCTGGCGGCACAAAGCGTGGCCAGATGGCTATCGACTTTGCCCAGCAGCTTTACCCTGAAGTTGAGAAGCCTGACCCATATGAGGCGGCGTTGCAATACTTCCTTGAGATGGGGCGTCAGGCGTCACAGCCGGGTGCTACTGTATTAGGATCTGCTGTGGGAGCGATGCAAGCACCAGCCGATTACCTATCTGCCAAGAAGAAAGAGAAGAAAGAAACAGACCGTGCGCGGATGCAGACTGCGTTGTCTCTTGCGCCAAGTCTGAAGCCGAAGCCAGTGGCTGGATCTACAAAAGCAGTTAAAGTTGTTGATAAAGACGGTAACGTCAAATTTATGTCTGAGTCTGAGGCGATACGAACACAAGCTACTCCTTACATAGCAGACAAAACAACTACTACATTTAAAGAACGCAAATTCTTTAAAACTGGCTTTGACCCTGTTGTCGTTAAAAACGAAGCTGATGCATTGCAGTTTGAAAACCAAGGTTGGGCCACTGTCCCACCTGAAGATTGGACTGACAGTAAGGGTGGAACGGACGAAGACGCAGCAGAAGTTCAAGCAAGTAAAATACTTGATAGCGGCGTAATTGTTTATGCATTTAAAGATGGTACACGCAAAGTTGTGGATGGCCTTGGCAACGAAGTAACTGGTGAAGATGCAGCTAAAGCGATTGAAGAAGCTGAAGAGCGTGGCATTGAGCTTCAACGTGAAAGAGCTGGTGGAAGACGTGCTGGCACTGTTGGTGTTGACACTGCACTTGCTGCATTTGAAAGAGTTGGTGAGATTCGAACAAACATTGCCAACCTAGAAGAAGCGAAAAGACTTCTTCTGCCTGAAGATCAAGGCGGCGGTGGAGCAAACTCTGGTCAGCTTGCTGATCTATTGCCCAACTGGAAAGCTTCAACAATCGCTCTTGAAAACGTCAAGAACCGTCTTGGTCTAGATGTTGTCGGATCTGTTACCTTCGGCGCTCTAAGCGAAAGTGAATTGAACATGGCGCTCAACACAGCGCTACCAACAAACATGCCAGAAGATCAGTTGATCCAGTGGCTAGATGATAAGATCAAAGCACAGAACAAGCTTATGGCCTATCTAAACGATCAGGCAATCTTCTTATCTGATGGTGACAAGACAGTTGGTGACTGGTTGCGTCACGTCAGAGAAAAGCAAGAAGAGCTAAAACGCATCGAAGCAGAGCGTAAACAAGCTGGAACAAACTTTGATTTCAGCACAATGGATGAAGAAGCGTTGCAAGATGTGGATCTTTCTTCATTAGATGACGATCAGCTTGATGCATTTTTAAAGCGAATGGCAGAACTGGGTTTGTAAAATGGCAACGGCTGAAGAAAAACTAAGAGAAGCAAAATTAAAACAAGCAAAGTTGAAACAGCAACTTTTGACTGCTAAATCTCAAGCTGTTGACCCAATGCTTCCAAGTGCTGATGACACACCGTTGCCAGAAAAGGAAGAAAAGCCAACAGACTTCCGCACAGAATACGCACAGCCGGGCCTAGAGTTAGCAAAGCAAGCTAGTGGTGGTCTGAACCCATATACTGGTGAAGGCGTTACTGACCTTCCTGAAGAGATGCCACTAGGCTATGGCGACATTCAAGTAAAGTTCCCCAAGGCATTCAGAGATGCTGTTGAGTTCATTGGCGATGGCATGGCAACAGCGGCTGGCTATGGTATGGCTGGATATGGTTATCTGGTGGGTGGCGCTGCTGACATTCTTACACGCGCTGGCGTTGACGAAAATACAGCAGATAGATTTGCAAGAGACATGATGGCAATGCCAGACGCATTTGCTGGATCTCCAACTTCTGTCATGCGTCCACGCAATGTCCGTAACCCCAGTGTTGGTGGTGTCCAAGAGGCAGAAGTGGCAAGACGCTTTACGCCAGATGAGCTTGCTGCATTACGCGAAACAGAATTACAGATCGATGCCACACCAACGCCACCCCCAGCCCCCAGCATGACCCCAGAGCGTCTGGGAGAGCTTATCAGAGTGGCTTCGTCTGGTGGACGTGGCTCACAAGCAGCAGCAGAAGCAATCGCACAGGCGGCTCGTATCAACCCACAGGCGGCAGCAGCAGCACGTCGTCTTGGTATCGATGTCCCAGCAGATGTCTTGAGCGATGACACACAGCTAAAAGGTGCGGCTGGTCTATCTCGTTCTCTTGCTGGAAGCGAAGCAGAAGCAACATTCAGAGATACAGTTGTTTTGGCGTCACAACGTGCAGATGAAATCATGCGAGAGTTGGATGCCAATCCTGATATTTCGTCAATTGCAGATCGCGTAAAAACTGACGTGTTAAACACCAGAGGCGAACTCGAAAGATCCGCGTCTGAGATGTACAAACAAGTCGATCAGCTTGTCCCTGCAAGCTCAGTGGTCGAGCCACGCAACAGCGTCATGCTGATCAATCAAATCCTCGAAGAAGTTGGTGGGGTTGGGGCGTTGACAGGCAAAGAAAAAGCCTTGTTCAACAAACTAACAGATGCAAACACACCTCTGACATTCGCAGCATTGAAAAAGTTCAGAAACAGCATTGGCCGTGCGATCAACAAAGGCGAAGGCGAATATGCTGATATGGACACAGGCACAGCAAAGCGGATCTATGCTGCACTGACTGATGACTATCTGGACACAGCCCAGTCAGTTGGCGGTGATCAAGCGCGTTCCACATTGCGTCTGGCCAATCAAACAACAGCAAAACAGAAAGCGTTGGAGAAGCGCTTAGTTTCTTTCTTTGGAAAAGATGGCGAAGGCAGTATCGCACCAAAGCTTTTGACTGCAATCAACAGCGGCAAGAAAGGCGACATCGCAAACCTGAACCGCACCTTGAAGATCATTCCTCAAGAGCTTCAGCGTGAAGCAGTTGCAACAGCGATTGGATCGCTGACATCTTCGACAGCCGTTGGTTTTGATGGACCATTTGATTTTGCAAAGTTTGCTCAATTCTATGATGGCCTGAAGAAAAACGGAGCGGTCTATAGTCGTGTCATGAAGATCCTTGGGCCTGAAACAGCCCAGACATTTGCGGATCTGAATGAAATGTCTAAGCGCATCACCCAAGCGCGTGGCGCTGTGCTTTCAACAGGCAAATCAAATCAGGCTCTCGTTCAGGCGATGACTGCTGATGGTTTGATCAAGTCTGTCCTGAACACCACAATGGGCAATCGGATTGTTCGAGGTGTCGCTGGGCAAGCTGCTGGTGGCCCTGCTGGTGGTGCAGCGGCAGACGCAGTTGGCGAAATATTGTTGCGCAAAACTGACAAGCAAAAAATTCAAGCTGCTGGTGATTTCTTGAACAGCCCAGCATTTAAAAGCTTGGCAATGGATGCGTCACAGCCAAACATGGATAAGGTGATGAAGTCCCCAGCATACAAACGCTTTGCCAACGCAGTGGGTATCACAGATCCTCGCAACTGGTTGCAGACTGCGTTGTTGGTCAGTGCAGATGAAGGTGTTATTCAGCCCCCAGTGGAAGCACCAGTAGAAGCGCCAGCACAAGAAGAAGCAAGTTCAGCGTCGTTGCAAAGCATCCTTGGATCTCTGAACCCAGACGCAGCACAAAAGGTTCTAGACGCCACGCGCTAGTTCATGATCACGTCTTGCATCTCATGCCAGTCGTAATACTTCATGTTGCCGCGCTTGTGGTATGCCGCAAGCTCGACAAAGTCTTTTGGACTGGGTCGATCAAATAGCGTGTTTAGCACAGCCTCTGTCCCCCAGAACAGGCAGTTCAGTTCGCGACCAACACGGACAAGCACCCAAGCGTTGCCCCCACTCTTGATGTAGTCTGACATCCAGTTGACATGCTCTCGCTTCAGTCCAGTGGATACGCGCTTGCCCATTTCATCGATATGCAAAAGCAGCATCCACCCAGTTGGATACTTGCCTTCACCAATGTAGTGGACGTTGGGCATCCCATGCTTGCCGTCCACCTTGTACACTGTCATGTCCATGTTATCGCGCAATGCGATGCGTAGGTTTTCTACTGACATTTCTATATCCCTAAAAGTAGTGAAGCAGCTTACGCTGCTTCTTTCTGTTTATGCTCTTGGATAGCTTCTAGCTTCCAAAACACCTCTTGCCAATCGTATGAGCAGTGGCCGTCGATGATGCCGTTTTCGGAGTAGTCGAAGTCACCATCGTAGGTGATCCAGTATTGGTAGCAGCGCGATCCATCGAACTCATAGAAGCGTTCGATCTCAATGGTGATCCCCAGCTTCTTAGCGAGGCTCTGAGCCTTGGAACGGTAGTTGCGGTTAGCGTCAACGCTCTTGGCTTTCTTGGCCTCTGGGGGCGTTGTGATGGCCCCAGTGGAGTGAAGCTCGTAGACGTTGGCAACACGCGCTCTGCGCTTGACGCGCTTGTCACGGACGGACGTTGGACTGCCAAGGATGCCACAGACGATGCGACGACCTTGGACCAACTGCCAGTGATGCCCAGCGACGATCAGGAACACGCGATTAGCAGTGCGCTCTTTGACTGTGGCCTTCAGCCAAGCAGCCAGTGTCGGACCAGTTGAGCGGCTCAGTTTCATGCCGAATGACTGGTACTCGCTCTTGATGCCACACATCGCCAGTGCGTCTGTGACTTCGCGAACTGAAGATCCTCTGATGGCCTTGCGGCCACCAACGTGACGGATCAACCGTGCTGCCTCACCAGTGGCCATCCCAGTGATGGCGCTGATGACTGATGGGCCACAGTAGCGGTTGGTATCACCGCGCTGGTGGTTGACTGATTTGATGGTTAGTTTTTTCATGCTTTCTTCCTTTCTTATTGTGCTTGATATTCGTTGAACATTTGATCGATGTAATCGCTGGATGGCTCCCAGCCTTGCTCATCGCTGTCCAACCAGATGTCACTATCGACAAAGTTCCAGTTGATGCTGCCATCCTCGTTGATGTTCTCTGGGTTGGCAATTGCTTTGGCAAACGCTGCTTTGTGCTGTTCGATGTATAGTGTCATTCTTTCTACCTTTCTCAAAACTCTTTCCCTTACACAATAGATATGGGGATGCCCCCTACATTTTACAAGGGGCAAAAGAAAACTTTTTTTATTTTGTTTGTTTTTAATTACTTAGAAGGGGGGTTCTTCGTCTGGTTTCTCTGGCTTCCAAACGAGATCCACCCCATGCATCGCAAGTATGTATTCGAGCAGCGTGTTACCCCACATGATAAAACAACAAGTATTCGCCAAGCTGATACTCGTTCTCCTTGGACAAGATTTCTTTCTGAAGGCGCTCAGACAGTTTGTTGCCTTTGGTGCGCTTCTCCTCGCTGTAGAAGTCGCCCACGTCGAAGGTGGCCTCTTCCCATGCTGGCTCGTCTGAGCCGTGGCTGTTAGATCCACCTTTCGCATAATCGTAGTCGATGCGGATCTCGAACTCGCATCCGCGATGCTCTAGTGTAAGTGTTTGGCTGTAGCTTCTCATTCTTTCTTCCTTTCTCTGATGGGTGGGGGCCGAAGCCCCCTGTTGATTAGATGATGTTTGCCAATACTTTGGCTGCAAGTGTGAATGGGTTTTTGCCCATGCGCTCTATGCCGCTTGTGCTAACCCAATACTCATTGTCGCCCATATCGCGAACACGAAATAATGGCTCATCCCAATCGTCGCCGCGCACAACGTAATCAGTGTATTCATCACCTTCAAAGTCCCACGCCTTTGGCTCTAGCTTAAAGTTGTAGCCGTAAAACTCAAACTCATTGTTTTTTACAACGATTGTCGCTTCGTCGCCTGACCAGTTTTCTTTGTTGAATGTGTATGTGCCGTTCATTTTCTTTCTACCTTTCTTAAAGTTTCTTCCCTTACACAATACATATGGGAACCCCAAAAGAATTTACAAGGGCAGAAAGAAAACTTTTTTTATATCGTTCAAAAACAGATAGTTACACCTTGTATCCGTTTTCTCGAAGCTTCTTCTGATAGTCGGTCAACTCCATGTCAGCAGAGAATATTTCCTGATCAATGCGAGGTCGCGGATTTAAACCGCGCTTTTCATCCTGAAGGTTTCGCACTTGTTGCTTCAGCCACTTGACGTGGGTCTTCTGAAACATCGTTAGCTCTTTTTGGTTATGAGTTTTGTTCTCCATTGTTGGGCCTCAATTTTGGTTTGATTGATTTAGACAGTGATTCAGTTTTATAGCATCTCATTGCTGTATCTTCGTAGTGATCATAGATGACTTCATACAATCCTGATCGAAGCGCCTGTTCGCAATGCTTGCTTGTTTCAAACCACACGACGGAACTGTAATTCATCCCTTGTATCGCGTAGCTAATTATTAGTGCCGTCCAGACTTCCATTTTCTCCCTTTCTTGTTTCTTGCCAACGGACGTGTTCCGCAAGCTCTGCCACCAGATGTGCGAAGTGTGTGGTTGGGATCTTCGCTATCCGTTGGCCGTTCTCGTAAATGTGTAAGCCGTCATCCCTGACGCTCCAGTGGTATGGCCATTCCATCGTCTTCTCCTTTTTTTGGGTATGGCAGCACCTTGTATTTTAGTGCCTTGATCAAATCTTTGCGCCTTTTCTTCTTGGCGTTAAAGTAAACATATCTGTGCTTGCGTGGCCTATCGACATAGTAGACGTTCTCTGCGCCATACTTATCACGAATCTGCTGCATGTTCATGCCATGTGCATAGGTGGTGTGATGCTGATGCTCCAAGCCTTTGACCTTTGGATCTTTAAACTTCGAAGATAGGCCACAGTAAAGAAAGTTTGCTGCCTGATATACCGTCCCAACGTGACCAGCTTCGATCTCAGCAAACGTCACAATGATCTCTTTATCAACCATCTTCAGTGACCCACTGATCAAAAAGCTTGCTGCGTTTTTGGGTGCGTCATCCTCTGTCCAAAGCCGTGTAAGCTCATAAACATTGTCGGCAAACTCATCGCCACAAACACCGCGTCGTAAAGTTGTAGATCCGCTCACGCCATAGGTTATGATGCCAATCATCTTTTCACCATCAAACAAGCCAAACGCCATGCTGATTGGTGGCACTCTTCGCATGTAGTGTCGATCCACAATAAAAGGCAAAGCAGATCGGCGGGTGATTGGACGCACTGAAAGGTTATTCATTCTTCCGTTTTCCAATTTTCTTTCCAATGGCCCCCCAGCTCCATGATCTGGCGTGACGCATCTGTCGCACCCTTCCCAATGATCACCTTGTATCCCTCGTTCTCTAAATATTCGATGATCTTCTTTTGATCGGGGGAAAGTCGCCCAGCTTTGCTGCGCTTCATCTCAACCCAGACATCCCACGCTGGGATAAACAGATCGGGGATGCCAGCAACAACGCCTTCAGCCTTCAGCTTTCGACCAGCCCCCACGGATCTCTTACCCCCATTCGGAATGGCAAAGATCAAAACCTTGGGATACTTCGCCCGAAACCAATTAACAAAGCCAACCTGTTCGTCATGCTCAGATGGTTGCGTTTTTGTAATCAAGTAGGTCGATGACGTTGTCCTCTTCCTCTTCGGGTTCTTCATAATCATACCTCACAATCCTGTCGTACTTACCGTCTGGCTTTACCTGTATGCGTGTGGGTGTGTGCCAAAACTGGCACTCTTCCATCGCGTCGTCTGTTGTGTTGGCTGTCGCGCCAAGCTGCACCTTGCGCTGCATGTACTTCGTCGTGGCGTACCCACCATGCTCTGGACACAGCCACTCTGACACCGTCTTGAAAAACCCATAGCTGTAATCCACGCGGATGCTGTCAGGCTTGCCAGCTTTGCGCCAGCGGCGATAGGTGACATCCGTAACTTTAAACCACTCTGGCATCTGCGCCTGTGTCGAGATCATCGCGCCATCGTAACTTTCACTTGAGTGGTTCAGTGTGGGTGGTGGGAACTCATGCCCACAGGATGGACACAGCGACACAGCAATCGACAGATACGTCTGGCAGCTTGGGCATTGCTTCACTGGTGCTTCATCGTCACCACCCCCACCGCTCTTCGATGGCTTAACCTGATCGATAAATCCGTGGCGCTCGACGTTCTGGCCATAGTCCAAAACCAGACAGTTTTCCTTTCCTTCGAACAGACGTGTCCCACGGCCAATGATCTGGACGTAGAGGCCAGTGGATGCTGTCGCCCTAACCAAACCAATCAGATCCACGTTAGGCGCGTCAAACCCTGTCGTCAGCACGTTCACGTTAATCAGGCAACGTGTGTCACCGTTCTTAAATCTTTCGATCTTTGCTGCGCGATCCTTCTGATTGTCTTCACCAGTCAACACTTCAGAATAAATCATGTGGTCGAAAAACTCATGCTCCAACATATACGCATGGTCAACGCCACTGGCAAAGATCAACCAGCTTTTGCGGTCGGCTCCAAGCTCAACAATTTCTTCAACAGTCTTACGCACCAGTTCAGGATCAGATGCAGCAACAGCCAAATCGCTCTCGACAAACTCACCACCTCGCTTCTTCACGTTGGTCAGGTCGATCTGCTGCAAGCCACCCTTACTGATGACAGGCGACAGATACCCCTGTTCCATCAGCATCGTAACAGGAATGTCGTAGGCAATGCCATCAAAGATCGCACCCTTCCCCTTGTGCAGATACCCTGACCCCAGTCGATAGGGTGTAGCTGTCAGGCCAACGATCTTTACGTCTGGGTTGCACTGCTTCAGGTCATCGATAAACCGACCATAGCGTGTGGTCGTGCTAGGTGGCAGCATGTGCGCCTCGTCGATGATCACCAAGTCTGGCGCTGGAACCATGTTGTAAGCTTGTCTGTAGATGCTCTGAATGCCAGCAAATGTAATTGGCTTGGTCAGATCCTTTTGTTTTAAAGATGCACTGAAGAAGCCAACTTCAGCTTCTGGGTACAGCTTCTGTAAACCTGACGCCCCTTGCTCCAGTAGCTCCTTAACATGCGTTAGAACCAGCACCCTAGTGTTGGGAAAGCTCATGGCATCCTTTATCATCTGCGCAATGATGGCTGTCTTGCCAGCCCCAGTGGGCGCGACGATCAGTGGGTTGTCACCCATTTTGTTTGCCCAGTAGCTGTACAATCCATCGATTGCATCTTTCTGGTAGTCTCTCAGTTCAAAGGTCATGCTTCACCTACAATTTTAAATTCAGAAATTGGTATGTGGGCAACAGGCTCTATGTCTTGCCAATCACCTCTGTCTTTTCGGCCACCAATTTTTACAGGCCACTCATTATTAGACAGATCGACCCATCCCATTTCATCTGTCCATTGCACCAAAAGTATGCACTTAATTCCAATGTCGTTGTATGCTTTCGCGACAACAACTTTAGACATTGAAATGATATATGTGGAGTAAGCAGTTTTCTTATTGGTTCTGCATTTGACCTCTACAAAAGTGCAAACTGTTTCATCGTCAATTAAGCAAAAATCCATCTTGTATTGTATGGGTAGCTTTGCAAATTCTACAGCTTCCCCAAAGCTTGCAATGAACTTCTGTATTGCCAGTGCCTCTTTGCTCAGATCCTCAGAGGTTTCGTATGTCGGTCTGAAGGTCATTTTGATTTATGCTCCTTCATTATCTTTTGCAGAAATTCTTCAGTCTGCATTGCTGCCTCAAACTCTGGGCCAAAAGACTGATGCAAAAAATACTCTGCAATATTCGCAGTGGTCAGCCGACTAATCGACCCCCACTCTTCAAGTAGGTCGCGTGACCCAACGACGTTGAATATGATCCAAGCAGCTTCAGCTTTGGTTATTTTATCAGGCAGTCTGTCGATAAACTGTTCCAAGGCATCTCGAAGTAACTCTTCACGCATCCCCATCTTGCATCCTCATCTTAAAAATTTCGTGGCTGTTTCCATTGTTGCGGAAAATCTCACCACTATCCAAGTCCGTATATTCAACCCAGTCATCCGCTGCGTCGGTCATCTCAATGTCTTTGGGCATCATCATTGGGATGTACAGATGCTCTTCGCACGGCTCCATCTTGTGGCCCCTCGCGCAGCTCCACGTTCCATCTTGCTCTGGCGTTGAATGGCAGCACGTCCGACAGTTGACCTCTGGGATCTTGCACCCCTGACACACAGCGAAGTATGGGCAAAACTTACAGCGCCAGTCACTTGCATCTTCAGTCAGTCTGCTTGGCGGCTGCTGCGCAAACACAATCCGCTCCGCGCGATCAATTAAAGCTTCAGCCTCTTTCTTGTTCAGCTTGATCCGCTCACCATACATTTCGTCCGTGTTCTTATTCACAGCAAAGAAGTAGCAGCGGTCCAATCCAGACAGCAGCATACCAACCTGACACTGCGCCCAGTAGATCGGCTTGGTCTTCTCGACCCCCATGTTCTTGGTGGCCTTGAAGTTTTTGTCGTTCATGGTTTTGAACTCAAGCGTATGCGGCTTGCTGCTCTCCTTGAACCCTTCACCAACACCATCAAGCGACAATGCAAAGTGACCACCGCAAGCCTCGAACTTAACCTGTTTGCCTGTCTCTGGATCTCGCTCCCAGACAGTCACACCCACCGCGCGTAGGTTGGAGACAATGCGATCTTCCTCGCGGTCACCAGTCTCGAACAGGCGAAGCAAGCGGCCATCAAAGTTGGGCGACCATGCGTGGCGAAACTGATACCACAATGCAC